GCGGGCGCCCCAAAAGGGAACGCCCGCCAGGTGTCTACCCAGACACTTTGTTTACCGCAACACGGTACTCAACTCCCCATCCAAAAACTTGGATGGCATTCAAAAGGAGATCAAGGTTTGTCCGGATACTATGAATCAGCACGAATTTCACCCCGTGCTGCTTCGTTGTCATCAATTGTTCGGAATTATAACTCATATCCCGAACAAATCTACTTCAACTACGAAGGTAGTGGAGGTAGCGGACAAGAGCAGAGAACGTTCTCTTACCGTTCTGGTAAGGGATACGACTCTGAGGCCAATCTAGAAACGGAGAGTTACTTTGAAGGTGGTCATTCCGGGGAAACCCTCGGCAAACTTGCCGCGGGTGGACCTGGTTACTACCATTCAAGGTTCGCGGGGTCTAATACTGACAACGGCCATGAATTTTGGACCGATGATAAGTATCAGACGCCGGCTCCTATTTCTGCCCAGTGGCTCTATTGGAATACCCCACATTCCTATGTGGGAGACGCCTATTTGGCCGCTAACGCGCCGGGATCTGACCTCTATGGTTCGTTTAAGTCATTCAATAGTGACTCATACGGAACTACAGGTGTCAATAAAACTATCCCGACGCACCCGGGCGCGGATTGGGCGGTCACTCTCGCCGAACTCAAAAGGGAAGGTTTTCCTATCCCTTTCGTCGGAAAACACTCATCTGCATATGCCGTAAATGATATTCGGGACGTACCGCAAGCGGTAGGTTCCGATTATCTGGCTATGAAGTTTGGTGTTGAACCGTTTAGTGCGGCTGTGAGTGATACCACGGAAGTATTTGCGAAATGGGATAAAATCCTTACGCAAATGCGCCGTGATAGCGGACGGAATATCCGTCGTAGCTACCGCTTTCCTGTTGAGAATGAACGGATTGACAAGTTCAAATCCAGCGTTAGTGCAAACTACGTCGGAGATGGCTTCTCTAATCCTTTTTCTCAACCTCGTGGTAATCTCACGTCAACTTGGCTGAATGAATATCAGTACAAGTTTACCGCTGCATATACGTACGTACTTCCGACCGAAGGGTCGAAGTTCGACGCTATGAAGCGAGCGGAAGCAGAGTTTGACATGGCCTTTGGGTCACGTTTTGACGCTGCTGCGCTGTGGAATATCACACCTTGGTCCTGGCTCGCTGATTGGAATGCGAACCTCGGCGAAATCATAGAAAACGCCGACGCTCTCAACCAACACGGGCTGGTCCTTCGCTTTGGATACATCACTCGTATTGCTACGAGCAGAGGTATTCATAGACTCTACCCTGTTAAATTAAAGGGTGAGAGTACGTACCGAACACTTGAATTCGAAACGTATCGAAGGAGAGTGGATCGTGTGCGTGCGAATCCTTTTGGATTCGACCTCGACATCGGAGATTACTCGCCGATGAAGTGGTCAATATTAGGTGCCCTTGGCTTAGCCAACGGCATAACTAATACCTTGATCAGGAAGTGAGAGGAAATCCCTACTCACTCTGGTCACGGATGGCACCACACTTGTTAACAAACCGTTGACAAGTCCCAACCAAAGGAACTATGCCAAATGCTTGCAGATCCCCAGTCCGTCACAGCTGACGCGGCTTACACGTTGAACCGCGTTGGCTCTTCTGCCAACTCGGGTAGTTTCCGCAGCTCCAATGGAGCAGTGGAACTCAACTGCACGACTTTCAACAACAAGTCGCGCGTTCGCCACGTTGTCAAGCTGTCTCACTCGAAGGTCACTACTGACCCGCTGTTCCCTGCTCAGAACGTCCCTGCCAGCTCGAATGTCAAGCTGATCATCGACGTTCCCAGCAACGGAACTTACGACCAGACGGATGTTCAAGAAGTAGTTAACGCTCTTCTGAACAACCTGAAGGCTTCGACTGATGCGAACCTCCTTAAGATTATTGGAGGCGAGCACTGACGCCACATAAGCACTAACCATGCTTCCTGTGGTACCCCCCTCTCCCACAGGAATCTCGGGGCCGGGCTCGTAAGAGCCCGGCTCAGGGATTCCTAGAGAGGGAAAGGGAACTGTACCAGCATTTGGCTATGGATCATGACGCAGAAAGGTTTACTGCACATGAAGAATAGCCTTATGTGGTTCCTGCGGTACATCCTAACTGATGTTGGGATGTGGTGTGGGGTAGACACCTCTCGAGACTGGAAAACCATTCTCGAGCGTGTTGAACACGAAGGGTCATCGTTTTTGACGATCACCCTGGCCTCGTTCGGCAAAGACTTCGAAAGAAGTCTTGAGCTGGGCGAGGTCGCTCCCAATCTCTTTTCTTCTTTTAAGAAAAGAGGCAGGTTACCGGTATTGCTTTCCGGCTTCCTGGAGCAAGTGTTCTCTCGCGAATCTGGTGTCCTGCTGGATGAACCCGATACGCTTGCTATCTGGGCTATTAGACAAATAACTTTGTCTATGGCAAAGATAGAAGCACAGTGTTCCCCCGCGAGGGAGAATGCTGCTATCAATGGGTACATTCAGACGGAATTAGAGCTCGACTTGGAGAAAGGAACCGTCGCTGCCATTAATTGGCAGCGTTTTCGACGGATAGCCTTTCTCTTGTTCGGGGATATTCTCGGGTATGCCGATCATAAGATCGCTACCTTTGATGTTCGCCCGAAACATGGTCCAGGTGCCACTGCTGACCGCCTTATGGGCAACCAGAAGTGGAACCTACGTGAATGGACCTCTAGAATGGAGGGGATTTTTCCAATAGGAGAATATCTCCTACCAAACTGGAGGTACCATGATCGTCAGGACCTTGTCGAGGTTCTTGATCCTGGTTCTGAGACGCCTGTACGGCTTGTCTCAGTTCCTAAAACGCAGTCGAGTCCTCGAATCATTGCAATTGAACCCACCTGCATGCAATACATGCAACAGGGACTTTTGCGGTTGTTCGAAGAACGAATCGAAGCCGATAAACAGTTGGCCAAGATTTGTAGCTGGAACTCTAGCGAGCTTAATCATAATCTTGCTAAGTCCGGCTCTCGTAGCGGAGGGTTCGCCACCCTTGATTTAAAGGAGGCGAGCGACCGCGTTACTTGCGAACATGTGTGGAACTTGGTGAACGCCGGATTTGGCGGATCTGTTCAGGACCGTGAGGACCTGACAGAAGCCATTTTCGCCGTTCGTTCTACGCATGCCGCAGTACCTGGCTGGGGCAAAACACCCCTTACCAAGTACGCGTCTATGGGATCAGCTCTTACCTTTCCCTTGGAGGTGATGGTCTTCACGACCATCCTCTTCTGTGGGATAGAGCAAGAGCTTGGACACCAGTTGACACGTCATCAAATGAGATCGATGGCGGGTCAGGTGCGTGTGTTCGGCGATGATTTGATTTGCCGAACACGTTACGCCCCTTCTGTGATCCATTGCCTTGAAGAATTTAACTTCAAGGTTAATGAGCACAAATCTTTCTGGAAAGGAAAATTCAGAGAGAGTTGTGGTGCGGAGTTCTATGCCGGCGAAGATGTAACAATCGCCCGCATGAAACATGAACTCCCCACTCACAGACTGGACGGACAGGCTGTTATTGGGCTTATTGAGCTCAGAAACCGTTGTTATCACTACGGTCTCTGGGCCACAGCCCAAGCTTGTGACGACATTATAGCGGGATTAAATATCCCGTTCCCTAATGTCGACCACAACAGCCCGATTTTTGGCAGGCATTCATCTCTCGGCTACCAAGCCGAAAGATGGAACCACGAATTACAACGCCCTGAAGTTCGGGGTGTTGTAGCGTCCAATAGAATCCCAAGCAATGCTTTGGATGATATTGGTGCCTTGATGAAGATTTTGTCTACTAGCGGGGAAATGCCAATCCCTGACGACAAACATCTGTCGCGTTCAGGACGGCCCCGGACCGTTAGCATCAAAATCCGGTACTCTACTCCTTACTAAGAAAAGAAACTTCCCCAGTAAGGGTAGAGGTGGGAGGCCTCCTAGATAACTCTAGGAGGTCTGCTGGACCTAAAAGATCC